CTGCACCGTACTGGCGCGAACAATGGCGCCAACCGCATAGCTAGTAGCACTGGCCCAGGCTGTGTATGCCATTAGGGTTCAAATACCTGCACAAATGTAGCCTGAAGCGTTGCACGGTTTAGGTATGGGATGGATTTGCTCCATTCCGCGCAGATGTACTTACCGCTGCTTGCTTCTGCTGGTGGTGTCCAGTCGAATGATTCTTGCGCAGCGCGTGCATCAAGGAATGTTTCAATCGTATCTGCATCAGTTTCTGATATTTCCCATGTCAGGCTCCAGCTTTTGGGGTTTTGGTTCAGCCCAAATACAGCACGCATTTGGTAGCCGTCGCCGTATTGAACTGTCGTCACCTTAGGCTGGCTGGTCTTCTGGGCGCCGTAGGTAGGTGTGATGCTAGGGAATGTTGCCATTACGCGAGAAGTCCTCCAGGGCGTTTCTGCTTCACTAATTCTGCCTGCACCGCAGACGATATGGCAATACCAAGCTGCCGGCTTTGCGCTTGGTCACCCTGGACACTGGAGCCGCTTGCATCGACGTTAACCACAACACTGGTACCGCCACCGCCTAGGGCGTTGTTAGGGATGATGCTGCCGCCCCTGGAAGGCATGAACAGCTCCGGGCCGCGCTCACCTACTAGGTACGGGCTGCCGGCGCTTACAGGGCCTCCTAGGGCACGCTGAGCGATGCCGTAGTTAGGACCAAGGGTGCCAAACTTGCCGACAGTGCCGCCGCCAGCACCTAAAGGCGTTGATGAGCTAAACGGCGACAGGAATGACTTGATTGCGCTTACAGCTTGCTCAATTACAAATATCTGTATTAGTTGATTAGCGATATCAACTAGCACTTTAGATGCAATCTGTTGTAGGCTGGCGGCCCAGTTATCCGCACCGGATATCAATGCGGTAAAGGCTGATGTCATGCCTTGACCAAGAGTACTCGAAATGCTTTCTGCTAGTGATTTTTGCTGCTGGATTGCAGCATTAAGTTCATATTGCTTTTCTAGGTATGCCGTAATTGATTGCAGTCCTTCTTGCTCATTTTGCCTTTGTATTGCAGCAAGTTCGCGTTGTGTGTCACGCTGATTAGCAACTAGCCTAGTGTTACCTTCAAAGATGATGGCCTCTTGTGCGCGTACATTTTTCTCTTGCGCTAATGCTTGCGCGTATTGATATTGAATATCAATTTCTTTTTGTTGGCCTTGCAACCTTGCGGCAAGCATCCTATCACCAGATGCTTCAGCGGCAGCAATCTTATCTTGCAGGCCAGATTTAACACGCAACAGCTCGCCTTCTGCTAGCCGATCACGGATGACCTGGCCAACGCGCTCTGATTCTTTGGCTGCTGCTTTGGCTGCTCTTTCGGCAGCTCTTTCGGCATCGGATTTGCCTTTTTTGCCGTCGCCAGTTGGTGTGGGTGTGGGTGGTGGAGTTGTTGGATTTGTAGCTGGTGTTGAGGGTTTGAATTTGTTTGGATCTAGGCCAAGTACTCCCTGAGAAAATGCGGCTTGCTCTTTATATAATTGTGATCTTTGCATTTGTTGCCCAACATCTGGGAGTCCAGCAAGTGGCGATAATCCCCCGAGTAACGTTTGAACAACTTTCTGCCCAGCATTTAATTGGTTTGCTTTTTGTGAGCGCCGAATTCCAGCAAGAATGTTTTTTTGATTTTTTTGTGCGCCAACAACAGTTTCACGCGATGCACCAGCAAACTGCGCAGCGGCACCGCCAGAGGCGCGAATACCCCTGAGTCTCATGATCTCCCTTGTCGCTACAATTACATCGCCAATACCTTTAACAATCAAATCAACTGTTATAACTATTGCACCTATTGCTGCAAGCGATTTAATTGTGCCCAGCAATCCCGCTACTTTTGGTGTGGTGGCAGTTGCTGCTGCTGCTAATGTTTTTGTATTTGCAGTGCAAAGAGCAAAGGCAGATGAACTTGCAGTTGCGGCAGCTCCGGCGGTTGCGGTTGTTGTTGCCATGGATCCCATGGCAGCCATAAACGCTGCGCGAAGCGCGATAATGCCTTCTATTGCTTTTTGTAGTAAAATTATCTGCGCTGTTACTTTTATCATTGTGCCAACCGCTTCCATCACCGGTTGCGGAACTGCGCTCATTGCAGTAGCAAAACCATTTACTCCTTTTGTTATATCTTGAATAACAATAACAAGTGTCGGGCCAAACGCCTTGCCAAGTGCCTCGCTTAGGTTCTTAAATGATGTATCTAGCGCCTTAAATGTATTTTCAAGGCTACCTTTCATAGTTTGAAAATCTGCATCTGTTTTGCCAGACGCATTGCCAATTTGTGCAAGAATACCTTCAAAGTCTTTACCGTCTTTTGATGCAGCAGCAAATGCACCGCGCATCGCTTCTGTATTTCCAACCATACGAGCTGCTGCTTCTTTATCTTTATCAATAGCAACTGCCAGTTCTTTCATCAACCCACCAAGGCCTTTGGTCTGGAGGCCCATTAAGTTCCATTGAATGTTGAGCTTTTTAGCCGCGTCTTGGCTTTCCTTGGTGGGTTGCAGCAACTGAGTTAATACAGCGCTGAGGCCCGTAAATGCCACTTCTGCGGTAGCGCCATTCTTGGTGGCAGAGGCAATGAACGCATTTAATTCATCAAGGCTGACACCTGCTAATGCGGTAGTACTTGCTACGCGGCCAAGTTGTGAGGTGTAATCACTCCATTCCTGGTTGCCTAATTCAACTGCTTTTGAAATGCTATCTGTTACCTCGTACGCTTGCGTTCCACTCATGCCATAGGCATTTAGTGTTTTAACAAGAACCTCGGTGACAGCTTGATTATCTGCTAGGCCGCCAGTCGCTGCTTTAGTTGCAGCTTCAAGGATTCTGATGTTGCCAGCGGTATCGGCAAATCCAGCCGATGCCGCTTGATAACTTGAAGCAGCAAGTTCCGCTTTACTAGCAACACCACCAAGCCGTTCGCTTAATGCAGCCAGTGCAGGATTGATTTTCTGGACATCAACACCAACAGTTCCAAGCCGTCGGATGTTTGTGTCTAATTCTTTTACATCACTGATAATTTTATTGATTGCAAAGCCAGCCGCAAAACTGGCAGCTAGCGATCCAAATACACCATCTAACTTACGAAATGCTGACTCAGCGGCATTAGAAGCCGCACCAACTTGATTTAGGCTGCGTACAGCACCCTGGCTGTTTACCTGAATATCAAGAACTGAAACAGCCACTGCTAGACCGACCTTTCCGCCAGTCTAGCGGCGCTGCTTTGCCTTATCCATTTCTTGACGTTCGCGTTTACCCTTCACCTCATAGTAGGCGGCAAAGTGAATGAACTCAGCATCGGTAAGTTCTTGCCGAAGCCGGCTTACGGTCATGCCTAGCTCAGTAGCTAGAAACATTTCAAAGTAAAGCCAGCTATCGGCCTCTAGTCGTTTTTTGCTGTTTCCAGTGATTCAGGTGCACCAAGCCCAAACAGGAACAACTCCAGTTCATTTAGAACTGATTCCGGCAGCTCGCGTTGCAGCTTGACGGCATCAGCCGCTGCAAATGCTTTGGTGCCATCTTCCAGTTCAGCCATCTGGCATAGCATCTGCGTGCTGATGTCCAGTGCTTCTTCGCTAGAAGCTAGACCAGTGGCACGCTTGCGATCAGCGCGGGTGATTGGCTTGAAATACAACGACAGCACGATGCTGCCGTCTTCTTTCTTGATATTGAACTGGCGGCGCTGGTTGAGATCAAAAGCCCCGGCGAGCAGATCAACGGGGCGCGGTGTGGCAGGCATTAGATCGATGTCGTGATGGCGCCATTCATGGTGAAGTTAATCGTCACCATTTCAAGCTCGCCTACTGTAGCACCATAGTCGGTGGAAGTAATCACGATGCTACCGGTGATCTTTTTGCCGCCGGTTTCATCGAGGTACAACTCAACAAAGGCGTTACCTTCATCGGTTGTGGTGTTGACATCCTTGATTAGGTCCAGCTTATCACCAGCGCTGGGTGCATCATACATCACCTCCATGGTGCCGCTACCAGCGACTAGGCCGCCGATATTGGCCTTGTAGGTAGCACCTTGGGCAGTGGTCTCTAGGACGTCCTTCTCGACAGTCATAGACCAGGATCGTACAGCAGCAATTTCGGAGATGCCGCCGCTGCTGTCCTTATCAAAAAAGACAGTGCCTTGTTCGCCGCGATAAAAAGCCATGGTTAGATGGTTGAGGTGGTAATGGTGCCGGTGGTCACGAAATTACAGGTAACAATCTCAAGCTCACCAACAGTAGCGCCGTAGTCGGCAGAAGTAATCAAACCGACAAAGCTAATCTTTTTGGTGCCAGTGGTATCAAGGAACAGCTCAAAGGATGCTACGCCTTGATCAGTTGCGGTATTAGCAGCCGTGATGAACGCTTTAGTTTCATCTGCGCTGCTGGCAGTGTACATCAGCTCAACACTGCCGCTACCAGCGATCAAGCCGCCAATGTTGGATTTATAGGTGGCGCCAAGCGCGGTGGTTTCCAGTACGTCCTTTTCAATGGTCATCGACCATGAACGAGTGGAGGCGATAACAGCAGTGGTGACGCCGGCATCGTCAAACTTGACGGAACCTTGCTCACCGCGATAGAAGGCCATGGTTAGAGATCCTCGAAGGTTTCAAAGGTCATACGGACCTGGGTTTCAAAGTACCCTTCGGGAGACGGCGTGGCCACCACCTCTGGGCCTGTTGGGGGATCAAAGCGAACCCCTGATGTATTGATTCTAACGTACAAATCCCGAACTCGTTTCGCAACGGTAAGGTTGGCACCTGGACCGACACCCTTGGCCGAAAAGATGTTGATTACCACAACACCAATCACGCTATTGCTGGCACCTGCGCCGGTACCCATCGTGACGTAATTGTTATTGCCAAAGCTGACCTGGCATTGCACCCAAGTGCTGCTCGGTGTAGGCGTATATGCCATGTTGTGAAACACAACAGGTATCACTGGCGCTGTAGCTAGTTCAGTCGCTAGGCGCCCTTCGATGACAGCACGAATTGCATTGAGATCAAGCGCAGCCATTAGGATTGCCTCCCGATATGATCCGCCAGTTGCCTAGCGCGGTTTGCCATATGCCTTGCGATCAGCTCCACCCAACCAGCCGGCGCCTGTGTGCTGTGGCCATTGCCTAGGCGCTCAGCATATGGCAACGTGTTATGGATGTGATATGAGTTGCCAACGCGCTCGCTGCCTGGGTTGTAATTGATGCCTACTGCTAAACCTGGCGTGGGGCTTTGCGGTGGTGATGTTTGCCCCTTGAATGCGGCTGTGGCTTTTTGCTGCGGCCCTGCATCATAGTTGCCGGTTGTATTTTCTCCCACCACCCAACTCATGCGGAATCGCCCGGTATCAACTGGGCTTTGCATCTTTAGCTCTAGGTCGGTCTCCAATACCACAATGCGCAGCAACTTATCGACTTGCTCTTCGCTGAACTTACCGAAATCACTTAGCCTGATGATTTGCGCCATATCAAGCCCTCAGTACCAGTTCATAGGTAATCGACTGGTTATCTTGCTCAATTGTTTGTACGTTAATGATTTGATGCGAAATGGTACTGATGATAACTCGATCAGCGGTGCTAGGCGTAACAGCTAGATCAGTTGCAGCAATGAACAGGCGCTTATCACCGGCTTGGATCAGTTCATTTACCTCGCGTGCCTTGACATCTTGCAATACACCGCGCAAGTTGTAATCAGTTGTTGTTTCTGTAATTGCACCCGTGCTGGCATTGTAGGCGCCGCCGCTGACACGTCTGTAGGTCAATGCACCGCCAAACTTTTCCATCAGCTTGGATGCAGTTTTTTGCAGCGAGGAAGCTAGTGCCATCAGAGCTTGTAGGCAATGCAGTGGCCAGCCGACAGGTTAATGCTGGTGAAAACACCATAAATCGTTACTCCAGCAGTAGGAGTATGGCCGGCCAATGATGCCCCGTCATAGTTGGTGCTAATAATTTCAGTGATTGCTGCGCTGCCAAAAAAAGTAATCGCACACCAGCGGCCAGTCACTGTTGTTGCGGCGTCAACAAAAGTTGCGCCTTTGGCGTAATCAATGCCAAGCTGGTTGGTATCGCCCATGATCAGATTTTATAGGCGGCAATCTTGCCGGATGTTAGCGTAACGCTGGTGAATACAGCCTCGACAGACTGACCAGCCTTCAGTGGCACGCTAGTAAATGCGTTGCCAGTCTGGTTTTGAATCACGGCGCTAGCGATCACTGAATCCTCGAAAGCAACCAGCTCAGAAAAGCGGCCCGTGTGGGCTGCCGTATCGCTGATGTACTCAAACCCGATGGCGTATTCGGAAGACATAATCAGCTCCGGCGAATTGAGATGTTGCCTGGTCCACTGATTCTAAGGCCTGTCAGGTAACGTTCAACCATAGGCGGGATCTTATCAGCGCCAGCCTGCGGGCTGCTGCTGTTTACCGTAACGCTAATCGGACCGATGCTAACGCTGTTGTAATCTTCAAGGCCACTAAGCCCAAGGCTATCGGTATTGTTGTTCAGGAAGACAGCCAGCACGGCCTGCGCTTGCTTGATCTGCGTTGGGATTTCGGTATCAGTGAAATAATCAGTTGTGATACGAAATGGAAAGCCAACGGCGTAAGTATTGATGTAGGTATCAGGCTTGCGTACACCAGTGCGCGGCCATTGCAGTGATTGAGTATCGGTAGCGCGGGCACCAAGAAACCGCTCGCGGTCTAGCCTTTGCGTTGCGGTGTACAATGCACGGTTTTTGGCATCAGTAGTTGCCGTTGCCCATGCAGTCACATCAGCATCTTCGATTAGGCCATCAATAATGGCCTGTGCATCAGCTAGCGTCTGGTACGTGTTTGACGTGCTTCCGCCGGCTGTTGCGATTAGGGTGATCGCCATTATTTGGTTCTGGTGTTGGATCTATCTTAGCTGGCTCCGGCGTAGAAAAAGAGGCCACATCCAAAGATGCAGCCTCCTGGTTACGCAGTCGCCGGAAGGCGAACAAACCCATCAGACGCGCTCAAGCAGTACGCTGATGATCACGCCAGCAACCGCAGTGGTGGTGCCGGTCACGTCGAGAGACAGGCGATCACCAGCCTCCAGGGTCAGGTTGGCGGTGGTGCTGGTCAGCTCACCAGAATCAGCCGCATCGAACTTCTGCTCAGTAAGAGCAGTGCCCTTGAGGTCGATTTTGGTGGTGCCAAGCAGGTCATCACCAGCGGTGGCGGCTTCGGTGCCTTGGCAGCGACGAATCGTTGCGGTGACAGCGGAACCGTCAGAACCGGCGACGGTATGGATCTCGCGGATAGTGATCACTTGGCACTTCACCGGAGCGGTGAAGAACTGGACATCAGCCACCGAAGAGGCGATGAAGTGGTCAGCAACGATGAACTGCTCTGTAGACAGTTCAAACTGGGAAGGTTGTGCCATGGTTAATTACCTCAATCGAAGTTGGAGGTGTTGGTGCTTCTCACGATCCCAATATTTTTGGTCTCGTAAACCTTTGTCCAGTTGGTAATAGTCTCCAACTGAGGGCGGGTTGGGTTGGTGGTAGTCACCGCCCACTTAGCGCCAACAGGGTGGTACACGTAATGGAGGTCCATCGACATGGCATCACTCTTGGCGAGGATGTCACGGTCGGTTTCAATCTCCATTCCCATTTGCTCACCGCTGGCGATAGCGCCTTGGGTGAAGAAATAGGTTGCATACTCAGTGCTGGAACCGCTGCCTTCGGTTTGCACGTCGTCGGAAACGATCACGCGCAGACCCTTGGAGGTAGGTACGGTCACATCACCGCCATAGGCAGCAACGATCGTACCGCCGGACTGGGTAGTGCTAGTGCCACGGGCATCGGTGGTTGCCACGTAATCAATAGCACGGCGCTCCACCAAGTCATAGTAGACCTTGGAGTGCATACAGACAGTAGCCAGCTTGTCGCCTTGGTCGCCCAGGATTGAGCGAGCTTCGGCAACGTGGCGGGGGGATAGCACAGTAGGCGTATCACCGCTCAGGCCGTCGATCGTCAGATCAACGAAAGAAGCGGAAGCGTTGGTGCCGAGCGTGCCGAAGATACCAGCCAGGCAGGAAAGAAGATCTTTCTGGCGTTGGTTGGCAACATAATCAGCAATCTTGGCGCCGATGGCGGCCATGGGGTCAGCGCCAGCAGCAAGGGCTGCGAGATCGCGTGCCTCAAAGGCGCGGCCACGGTGCAGGATCACGCCAACTTGCTTGTCGGCAGTGATCTTACCGGGGGTCAGTGAGGTGCTGTCAGTCAGCACTTCAAAGTCGCCAGATAGGTTGGCTTTCCAGAAGGGAACGTTGATGAAATCACCACCCTCGGTAGCATTCAACTCCGCCAGTGGTTGGACCACACCGCTAGCCAGGAAGGCATCGCGTTGGGTGGTCTGCTCCAGCAGATAGGGAGTAAAAATCTCGGGGATGATGACATCAGAGCGAAGAGTCGCCATGGTGTCGGGGGGCAATGGGATGATTGACGGTTTGGGCGCAGCCCCTAGCTAAATGGCGCAGCCATTACAGCAGTTGTCACTATCTTAGCGTTGCGCCGCTGCTTTCATGCGATCGTATAGATCACGATCGGTGCGATACAGCCTGGATTGCTCGGTTAGGTTGAATGTTTCAGGTGCAAATGGGTTTTTACCAAGTGGCGCCTGGCCTGCATTGCTGCCGGCTGATGGTGCGCCACTACCCTGCGGCCTTGGTGCCTTCTGCATCCATGATGGCAATGTCTTGGCCCATTCAGCTACTGGTGTGCGCTGGTAGCCGTCTACTACCACCACGGTGCCATCCGGCTCGCGTTCGATCCTGTCGGCACTGAGCTTGGAACGCAGCACTAGGTCAGGGTCATGAACGATCTCAGCCAATGCCGTAATAGCAGGCGCGATCAGCTCAAGTTCTCGGACTTTTGCTTCGAGGGATTCAATGCGCTGGTCCTTTTGCGCCGTCGCCTCACGGTACTGCTGCTCCAGAGCTTGCCTTGCTTCGGTGTAGTTGCCTTGGGATTCGAGCTGCTGCTGTTCATGCGTGCGCTTGAACTCAAGCAACTCATCGACGTTGACCCCATCTGGCACCTTAGACGCTTTGGACTTTGCAGCACGTAGCTCAGTGATTAGCTCGCTGTTTTTGCGTTCTAATGCTTCAATGCTGCGTTGCATTGCATCAGTAGCCGCAGGCTCCTGATTCGTGATTTCTTCGGACATTATCCCGCAGGGATAGATTGCCTTTCAAGTGTACCACTTACTTGGAAGTCCATGTAAAACGTGGATTTCTGTTTTGAGCTTGCTCCAAGATGGTTGCCCATCTTACATTACCTGGCTCATAGTGCCCCATTGGATCAATTCTGTCCAAAGTCATTCCTTCGGGTCTTGGCCCAAGTTCGGCTAAAAATTGCTCGTAAGACTCAAAGCGAAACTCAACCAAACCGTAAGCATTCTTATGATTTGTTTTTACACGTCGTTTTGCTTTGCAAAAAGATTTATAAGCGCCTTGATTGCGGCGAAGCTCTGCTTCATCCTTCTTCCAAGTAACTGGTCGTGTCTGCATGGCACAACTGCGGCATAGCAGATCTTTCCCTGCTTTTTGTTTTTTGACAAACAAATCTTTTCGAGTGGTGCGTACTTGGCCGCAGCAAGAGCAGGAGACGTCTACATAGCTATGGTGAGCAGCCACAAAAGCAAAGCGGTTACCATTTTATCCTAGCTCCACTTCACCTTATCCGCCCAGAAAGCTGCACTTAACTTACCCTTGGCGATATTACTGGCGTGCCGTGCCTTGAATGATGCGCGGCGGGCTTTGTCTGCGGCTGATTCACCTTTCTTTGCTGGTGATCCTGATACACCTTGCTGGCCAAAGCGGATCAGCTTTACCGTATCGCCTTCCTTGGCAAGTACGGCATGGGACTTATTTGGATTGTTCGGCGTGCGCTTGGGTTTGTTGTAACCCTCAAATTGCTCGCCGCGATAGGTGATCACTTCTTTTTCTTGGGTTTCTTGGCAGTCTTAGCAGCGGCTTTAAATGCAGCAGCGCTAGGGCGGCCTTCTTCGCCCTTGCGTGCCATGTGTTCTTTGCTGCCAGCTTCGATCCGCTTGCGCTTGGCGTTGATGTTGGCATAAAGGCCGGGTTTCTTAGGCATCACTTCTTCTTGCGGGTTTTGCCGGCTTCGGACAATGCAATAGCAATCGCCTGCTTACGGCTTTTGACCTTAGGGCCTTTGCCGGGGCCTGGCTTGCCGCTTTGCAGCGTGCCGCGTTTGTACTCACCCATCACCTTGGCGACCTTGGCTTGGGATTTGGTTGGCTTTTTCATGCCCTCAGTTTACCGGTCCATAACGGCTGCGCAGTTGCGCCAGCGTCAGCTCGGAGCCATCATCACGGACCAGCTTTGCCATGGCATCTGTTGGGCCGTACTTTTTGGCAAGGCGGTTAAAATATGCCACCTTGCCGGGGCCTAGCGCATCGGCCTGCGTAGTACGTGGCTGCTTTGCTAGCCATTGCCCGTAGGTTTCATTGCCTGGCACCGGCCCATCCATGCTTGCGCGTTTGCCTTCTGGTGGTGGTGGTATGTCAAGTGCTTTGTAGTCGATTACTGGCACCGTAGTAGACCGGCAATTGAAATGCTGCGGCGGCATTGGACCTTTACCGTATTCAAACTCACGGCCATCTAATGCACGGCATATTGCGCTGGTTCTGGTGTCAAGCGTTGCAATGTAGCGGTATTTCTTGGTAATGTCTTGATTGCCCTCGTACACCTGCTGACTGGCGGCATTAGCTACTTGATTAATGCTTGTTCGTACTAATGCAATAATCTGATTATCTGCTACTTGCGTTAGCTGGCCGCCTGCTGCCGCGATCTGCCCTACGGTTTTTGCTTCTTCGCCAAATTGCAGACTGCCGATTAGCCGCTTTGCTATTGATGGTGTTGTCTCACCAGTTAATAGGCCATTGCGTACAACTTGGCTGAACTGCTCAGCTTGTGATGTAGCAATACCGCGAAATGCTTTGCTTACTACTTGCCCATTGGGTAGGGTGATCGTTGCACCTTGCGCAGCAGTAAGACTAAACGTCTGCGGTGCGCCGTTGACTGCGGCAAATAGATCATCCGATAATGTGACAACATTAAGCTGCGTTGGAT